ACCAACTCATCGGTCGTCGGCACCGAGGTGCTCGCCAGTGTCTTGTCGGCCGTCTTGTTGAAAATTCCTGTCGGCTGCGAAGAGCCGGTGCCCGTGAGGAAGTACGCTTCCTCGGCCGCGCCGAAGCCAAGACCCATCGCGCGGGCTAGAGCGCCGGCCACGTCGTAGGCAGCGTCACTCAGGAGTTCCTCCGAAACGGCGACCTTGTCGGTCAGCTTGTAGGCGTACAGGATGACCTGGCCAACGGTCGGATCCGACGCCGTGTAAGCAGTGTTCTCACCTACGATTGTCGGGGTCGAGAGAGTGGTCAGTACGGGGATGTTGTGCGTGCTCTCGGTGGTGATGACTTGAGCGCCCGCAGACCGCAAAAAGTTTCGTTCAAAGCGATACTCCATGACCCTGTCATGCCACTCCTGCGGCACCAGGTACGACCCGGATCCGGTGTTGGACGCCCACGACCTGATCTCGATCTCCTGCCCGGCCTTCATGGCCCGGAGATAGTCGCGGAACTCGTTCCAGGCAGCACGCGCGTCGTTTACCGGGGGTGGAAAGGTCTCCGTGAAGGCATGCCGCAGTTCGGCAACCTCCGCATCGTGCAGCTCCGTTGCAATCCTGCGCAGAAGGTCAACCGCGCCTTCTGCCTTCAGCAAGTGATCCTTGTCGTCAGCGGACGGCTCAGACTTGCCCAAGATGGCGCGCTGTTCGGCTTCGATCTCGGCAATCTCGGTCATCGTGGATTCGTACGTTCTCATACGAGCCCCCTTTCAGGGGTAGGAAACGTGACGCCCTGCCCCGCGAACAGGTAGAGGCGTCCTTGTCGGTCGGGCGATCCGCCCTCGGTGCACGGGTCGCCGGGCGATCCGCCCTCGTCCCCGTTGTCCTCACGGTGTGCTGCGCTGCTGCGGACCTCTTCGGCCTTGCTTCGCGCATAGGAGCTGGTTTGCGGATAAGCGGGCATGGAGACGACTGATATCTCAGGGACGCTCATTTTGAGGACTGTGCGCTCGGGCACGCCATCCGCCCCAATCGCCCACGTATCGTCGATCGTTCGGAATCGGAAGGACATATGCCGAACATCACCACGGTCCATGCTCACGAGCAGATCGCGCGCCCATGTCGTGTCTGGCGGGTAGGCGCGCATCGATACCCCGGAGCCGTCGTCATGTGCCCGCAACGTCCCGGCGGTCGTTCGGCCGAGCACCATCGACGTCTGATGGTCCCAGAGCGCGAGCAGGTCCGCGTCCAGCTGCGCGGAGCCGACTGCAAGCCTCTCGCGGAAGCCCCCAAGATCATCACTCCAGACGTCGTAGACGATGGCTTGACCCTCTATCGAGCGTCCCCGTTCGTCATCGGATACTGCCCGAAGCGTAACGGGCACTGTACGCGTCTCGTACTCAGGTTTCATTGAGAGCCTCCTCTATCACGGCGGCTACGTCCAGCTCCGCGCCCATCATTCGACACGCGTCGGCAAGCGGCGCAAGCACCATCTCAGCGAATGCCCTCGTTGCCTCCGCGTCGCGCCCGTGGGCGACGTCATCTGCCCGGCGACGACGGATGATCTCCACCTTCTCGGCCCGCAGGAGCGCAAGGGCCGCCCGAGCGGTCCCCGTTTCATCGTCCGGCGGCTCATCGGATCCGATAGGTACGGGGACGGGCATGTCCTTGCCCCCGACGGCCCCCATGTTCAGCGGCATGTAGTACACGTCGCCACCGTCACGTGGGTTGATATCGATGAGCGCCCGCCACTCGTTCGGAGAGATCACGCCGTGTGCGGCTTGCGCCGAAAGATACGCCGTTTCTTCCTCGGGGCTGCCGCGCAGAAAGCCGCGCATGTTGAACTTCAAGTAGCCCCGGGGCATGAGCGAAGAGAGCGCAGTCTCCAGGCGCGTGATCCTGGTGAGTAGCCCGAGTTGCAGCCACATCAGTTTCCCGGCGATGACGCCGGTCACGTAACCGGTCACGCCCTCGGTGAATGTCGTGTAATTGGGCGGGATGCCAAAAGCTAACGATATCTCGGCAGCCTTCACGGAGCCGGTATGCAAAAACTGCGACTCCTCCGCGTTGACGCTCATACGCGTGAACTTCGCGCCGCCGGTAAGAACACCGATGGCGTGGCTTTTGCGAATCCCACCGTGCTTCCTCCGGAATTGGTCTTGCAATCGCTCGGCGTCTTCGGCTCGCATGTTGCCGGGTAGCTCAATGACACCGGAGAGGTTGGCGCCATCCCCGAACCAGCGCCCACCGAACTCCTGAGCGGCGAGACCCACCCCGATAGCCTCGCGGAGCAGATTGAGAGGCGACAGACCACGCGCTTCCCCAGGTTTGGACAAACCGCGGATATGCAACACCTCATTCTCGCCGAGAGTGCGCGGGCCACCTTCATTCTGCTCCAGCACGTATACCTTGGAGCGAACCCCGGCGATCACCGCCCAGCGGACTTCTACCATTTTTGGGGCGAGAACCACGAGTCCAATGAGCGCCCCAGATCGGGCGGTGATCTTCAGGATGAACGCGTTCCCATCCTGCTCGAGCGACATCTGTACCTGGCTGATGAACTCTTGCCACGTATCGAACGGGTTAGGCTTCAGTAACCACGGGGGCTTCTTGATCTCGACCGCGCTGGTACCCTTCTTGATCAGCGCGTCGACCGGCAATGCCCCGATAGTTTCGGAATTGAGCGCCACGCAGCGGTAAACGACAGGCAGGAGCATGGCAGTGTCCTGAGTGACAGATACGCCCGCGGCCACCCGCCGTCCACCATCGACCTCAAACATCCATTCCATCGGGTTGTCGCGCGCCTCGGTCGGGCGGGCGATAGTTCGAAATATCGGCTTCATCTACCCTCCAGGGCGAACAGTCCGAGGCCGATAGTGAGGGCGCCGACCGTGGCCAGGCCGAGGCCCAGTCCGAGCGCGAGCAGAGCGCCCACCAGGCACATGAGCCACCCGGCCAGTATCACGGCGTCACGCAGGTGCAAGAGGTTCTCCTCAGTCGAAGGCGATAAAGCTAGCTGTGATCTGTTCGGCGTGCATGGCGCGATCCAGGCCGGTGACGAGTGCGGCGATAACGTCGATCTTCTCGGTCGACTTCTTCTTGGATGGCTTGATATTCCCGCCTGCGTCCGTCTCGACCTGGACGTTATCCGCGCACCAACGGGCGACAGGATGCCCGCCGTGGTGTATCTGCTCCCGCGCCACCAAAGTTTCAAGCAGCTTAGCCGGTGGCGACAGGGTCGCGAAGCCTTGGCGCACGGGGACACAGGTCAAACCTTCGCCCTCCAGTTGCACCGCCACCTGTACGGCCGACCAGGGGTCGTATCCGATCTCCCGTATCTCGAACCGTGTGGCGTCGGTCAGGATGTCGGCCTTGATGAAGTCGTAGTCGATGACGTTACCCGGTGTGACCCGCAGGTAGCCCTGTTTGGCCCACCCCGCGAAAGCCTGCGCCTGCCCGGCTCGTTTGTGCAGCGCCGCCTCAGGCAGGTAGGCGCGCACCAGCACGTCGTAGCCGTCGTCATCGCGGGGGAATATGAGCACGTAGGCGGCTAGATCGCCGGTCGATGCGAGGTCAAGCCCGGCGTAACAGGCCCGTCCCGCGTTCTTCTTTTCGAGGCCGCTGATGGTATCGCCGCCGCATGCGTCCCATGCGCCTAGGTTGAACCAACGTTCATAGGCCGCCGTCCACTGCGAGAGGTACAGACGGCGGAAGGTGTTCTCGTAGGCGGGATTCTCCTTGGCTACCGCACACTCGGATTCGTAAAAACTCACCGGCACTGTGACGCCCAGGTGCGGGTTGGCCTTCCTCCAGGTCGCCGGGTCGTCCCATGCGTCGGTCTCATCGGCCGCAGCGATATAGCCGAAGAACGACGGGTCATCTAGTTGGCCGGTCATCACCTTACGCGCGTACTCGTGTTGCTCCCAGCAGATCGACGAACGGTCGAAGCCCGCCGTAGTGATAGCCACCATGAGAGGCTGTTGACGCGCGCCCATCGACGTCTTCAGCACGTCCCAAAGGTCGCGGTTGAGGGCGGCGTGCAACTCGTCGTAGATGACGCCGTGCGCGTTGTACCCGTGCTTTGATGCGGCCTTGGCGGATATGGCGTGATAAAAGCTGCCCGTCTCCTTGTCGACGATGCGCTTCGTGTGGTCGAGAACGGTTAGGCGGTCCTTGAGATATGGGTCGCGCCCCACCATGGCAGCCGCGATCGAAAACACAAGCGCGGCCTGGTCCTGGTCGGTGGCCGCCGAGTAGACTTCGGCGCCGGGTTCGTTGTCGCCCATGAGCAGGTAGAGCGCGATGCCTGCGGAGAGCGTGGATTTGCCCGTCTTGCGCGGCGTCTCGATGTAGGCGGTGCGATATTGCCGGAGACCGTCTGGAGTCAGGCGTCCGAAGAGTTCGGAGACGATGTACCGTTGCCAATCGGAGAGTCTCAGCTTCTTTCCGGCCCACTGGCTGCCTTTGACGTGGCGCAGGGACTCGATGAAAGCGATGGCATCAGCCGCTTCCGCCTCGTGCAGCCGTGCGCTGCTTCTTCCGTTCGAGGATCGACGCGATGCCATCGGGCTCCCTGACCTCCTCCTTGGGCGACATGCGCGTCCGGTCGACGGGTGAAAGGCCCAGCCGTGAGACGAGCGCCACGAACTGCGCCATGATGCCGTTGGACGGTACATCGCCACGGCGGTAGGTGCCCACGTACGTCTGCCAGGTGAGGCAGTAGGCGAATAGAGTGGCGCGGTCGGTCTCGAGCAGCACGCCTTCCCGGGACCAAGCTTTTGTGACGCGCCGCCATTCGGCGCGACCTTCGCGATCGAGTCCTTCAGGCGGCGTCTCAGTCAGCGGGTGCCCTTTTGGCACCTTCGGAATCGGTCGCTTGCCGGGGTTGCCCTCAAGCAAACGCAGTTCGGCAGGCTTGGCATTGTGCCCTCCGCTCGGCATCTGACCTCCAAAGTTACTTGCTGCGGCCCAGGAAAAAGAGCTAGACGGAGCACATAGCAGGTGCGCGTCGTAACTTTTTTGGCACCCCTACCGCGTTCTTCGCTCAGCGCGATGCTGACGCGTCCCTCAATCGTTCCCGCATGCGCCGCGCAATCTCGTATCCCGCGCCCGAGTTGCACGTCTGGCATATGACACGCAGCTCACCATCTTCACGCCCGCCAAGAGCAACAGGGAACACGTGATCTGCTGTCAGCCTCACGCCTCGCTTGCCACACAGAGGGCACCAGTTCCCGTACTGGTCGCGCCATTCGTTCACGGCCTGCTTGCGACGCATGATCTCGGCGCTGGTCATCGGCCACCGCTCACGTCGCGAGGGGATGCGATGCGCAGTGCAGCCTACCCGCCTACATATCGGACAGGCAGGCTTAGGGGCCTTAGGCATCACACCCCCCTACACGCGTCCCAAGAATGCAAAGAGGCCGACGGGTGCCGGCCTCATTCAGGACGTAACTGTTCCACTGGTAATGGTGTACCATTTTTCACCCCGGTATGTCAACCCTCTGGGCGTACATTGCCCGCCCACGGCGTACTACCGTGCCCGTAAGAGCGGCGCGTACCGTGCTCTTCGAGCAGCTCATCGCCTGCGCGATCGCATGGTACGACGCGCCCTCGCTCCGCAGGCGGACGATCTCGGCGCGCTTATCCGGCCGTGGCTCAGTCGCCGCCTCCCCATGCGTCGGCACCCACCCCACGAAGCGCGTCTCCAGCCATTCGACACCCAGCCGTGCGAGCGCACGCTCGTGCTCCTGGTCCCATGCGTCCCAGTCCCACGGCGGGATATAGACGCGATAGATGGCGGCCGCCCAACGTGGATACTCTTGGCCCAGCCGGTTGAGCAAGATCTCCAGCGTGTGCAGCTGCGGATAGGCGGCGCGCAGTCGCTTCCACTCCGCCGCCCAGTGCAGTTCGCGCAGCGTGCAGCGGCGGGTCTGATGGTCGCCGCACACCAGGCACCGCCCACGACAATCGGGCTCGGGTTGCGCGGGCGGTCGCGCTGCCTCGGGCGCACTCACCCACTGGGCGCGGGCCGTGACGGGGTAGTTGTTATGCGCCTCCAGCAGCGGTAGCAGGGATTCGATGGCGGCGATGCGATCGGCGCGGGACTGGCTCATCGGCACGCCTTATCGGATATCGCATAGTCCTTGACTACTACACCTGCCCGTATATCGCCTCGCGTATGAGCCGACCACCAGAATGTCCCCACTCGCGAACCCATCAGCGGGCGCTCATGGGTGTAGGTCTTAAAGTGGCCTCGGCAGATGTGAAGAGCCTTCGCTATTCCCACCTCGCCAGATCGTCCCTCGGTGCGCAGCGCGCTCTCCTTTGGACCTATCTGCAGCACACGGTAGCGAGTCAACGGGATACCATGCCGCCGCTCGTGTGCCTTGCGCAACTTCTCTGGTATCTCTACTTCCGGCATAGAGACGTTACGGCAATTGGCGAAGGCGAAAGCAAGATGGCAGGTAGAATAAACTGCTTCCGATATTCTGCCCCTCCAACTTACACTATCGTCCCCCGTGTCCACCATCACAGACCCAATGCACCTTCCCTCTTCTGTGATCGCCCCCCATATGGTACCAATCCAACTTATACGTTGATCAAGCTCGATAAACACATGCACTGTGTGTAGCCGCTCTGCCCTTTCCATGCCTTCCTGTCGTAGCGCCGGACCCCAGAAGTCGTCCTCAGGATTCAGCATCTCCATCGCCTCGCCCGGTTGTAGCTTAGGCGTCTCGACTATATAGCACCCAAACCTCCCCCCCTTCACGGGCGCATAGCCCTCTAGCCACACTTTCGCGAATGGCGCGCGAACACCCGTTAGCGCATTTTGCCTGAAATAATCGTGGGAAGATGCGAACGTTGCAACATTGTCAACGTTGAACACCACCGCTCCCACCAGCATGGAACGAAGGTCTAAACTGGTATAGTACCAGTGCGCTACTTGCGCCCCGCAAAGTATCTGGTCGATGATCTTCACAGCCGCACCGACTCTCTCGCTTCCATGATCTGCCTCCACTCCTCCTCGTCTGTCAGCGTCAACGCCACCTGACTCACGTGTCCGCTGCCCATCTCAACGTACCAGACGGTGCGGCCGCGGGTGACACGGACGGAACGGGTGGGTAGGGATAGGACGTGGTGCTCTTCGGCGGTGCGCTTGCGGGCGTTCACGATTGACCCGCAAACATGACGTGCAGCTCTTGTCGCTCGCCGTTGAACACCATCCGCGCGTCTCCCGTCTGCCCATTGCGGGCCTTGGCAACCATGAGAGCCCCATCGTTCGTCAACTGGTTGTTGTCGTCGCGTTTCCTCCAAATGAAAATCACCTGATCGGCGTCGTTCTCTAGCTGCCCTGAATCCCGCAGTCGCCACAGTCCCGGCGCCTTGTTGCGTTCTTGCACCGCCGCGCGGGAGAGCTGCACCAAGCAGACGACGGGCACGTGCATACGTAGCGCAAGCATCTTGAGCGCCCGCGAGTTCTTGCCTGTGCCCTCCAGTCTCGTTTCCCGTCCGATATCGAGCAGACCGATGTAATCCACGATTACCAGCGTCGGTTTGTGCCGAAGCACCAGGCCCGGCAGTCGCTCGACCTTGTCGGCGAACTCCAAGTGCACGCGCTTCGTCCAGTCGGCGTCTATCAGATCGTCGATGACGCCCAGGTCGTCGCTGTTGGCTCGGCCGTGCTGGACGCGCCCCGCGCTGAACGGCCGCGTGAGTGTCCCCCGGCGCTGCGATATCCGCATGGCGATGTCTGTAGCGGGCATCTCAAGTGAGACGTACAGCACAGTACCGCCGGCGGTCGCTACAGTGTCCGCGAACTCGATCGCCGCCGCCGTTTTCCCGTGGCTGGTCTCCCCCGCTAGATAGCAGAGCCAGCCGGGCCGTAATCCGTTCGTCAAAGCCTGCACCGGCGCCCACGGGTAGGGCAGCCCAGCCATGTCCGGGGTCTGAGCCTGTATCCGCAGTTTGCCAAGGGCTCCGTTTAGCGTCGTCCCGTCGATGGAACGTCGCTCAAGCCGGTACAGGTCCTCGGCCAGGCTCGCCATGGTAACGCTCGGGTCGTCAAGCGCCTGTTGCAGCCGGGCGCGAAGCCGCCGCCTGTCGCTTGCCGCCCGCAGTGCTGCGACGTGGGCCGCCCGCGTGTAGGGAGACACGGCAAGTGTCGAGAGGGATGAGAGGTACGCCTTCCCGCCCCGATCGGCTATCAGGCCGACGTCCTCACCAAGGGCCTGCCACACAAGCAGCCACTGAGGATGCGCCTTCTCTGCGACTCGCCCGATCGCCCGATAGATAGCGCGGTGACCGGCAATCTCGAAGTCCTCCGCGTCGATGGCCAATGCTGTTTCGTAG